ACGAGAGTTTTTATACACCAGCTGAGCCTGGCACAACACCTCTTATCGTTGTAGCTACAGCGCAAGACAAAACAAATTCAGCTGGCACCGGAACTGCCACTGCTACTACACAGGCAAATGCTGGTAAAGCATTTAAACTAACAAGCCAAAAAGATCTATTGGATCTATTTGGAGTTCCATTTTTTGAAAAGACAGCTTCCGCAAGTCCAATCCACGGAGGCGAAAGAAACGAATACGGTCTTCTAGCAGCCTACAGCTTGCTAGGAGTTTCAAACGCTGCTTTCTTAGTAAGAGCAGACGTTGATCTTGATCAATTAGAAGGCAATACAAATATACCCGGAGCGAATCCAGATGATGGCACATGGTGGGTAGATACACAGTCTACAGCATTCGGTATCCAAGAATGGAATGGTGCTGCTGTAAGCACCACAGGCGGACAAAAATTCGCAGCCAAGACACCTATTGTGTTAACAGATTCTGATTCAGCTAAACTAACAGGAACAGGCGGAAGCCCAAGAGACTCAGTTGGTTCTATCGGAGACTATGCTGTAGTATTTGAAACAGTAGACGGCACTGGATCGTTCACAGCAGGCGCAGAAACTGTAAGAATCTATTACAAGTCAGCAGGTAACACACAAGCAGGTGTAGCCGCTGGACAGTGGGTATTAGTAGGTAGCCAAGATTGGTGTGCTAGCCATCCAACTGTGATGGGAGCAACCGCAGCTGGTTCATTTACAGCTGGTAACTTCTATATCAACGGGACACTAGTAACAGTTACAGGTGGAAGTAATCTAACAGCGTTAGTAAGCCATATCAATGGTTTGGGTATCGCTGGAGTAACTGCTAAAGAACAAACTGGAAAATTATACTTGTATTCCAATGGTGCTACAGAAAGCACAGGCGACTCAACACTAGCTAATGCTATTACAATTGGTCCAGGAACTGCAACACTAAGCGAGATTGGTATTACTTCAAAAGTATATTACGGTCCAGCACTTCAAATGACTCCACATACTTCTGTTCCAGAATGGAAGAGCACCGATACAGCAGCAAGACCAACTGGATCTGTATGGGTTAAGACCACAGAGCCAAACAATGGTTCACGTTACAGAGTTAAGAAATGGAGTTCAGGAACATTAAGTTGGGTTTCATATGAAGCACCAATTCATGCAACAACTAACTCAGCATTGTATTACCTAGATCGTTCAGGTGGCGGCGCAAATCTTCCAGTAGATACGCTAATCGTTCAATCAAACAGCGACGAACACGCAGGATACGATACTACTCCAGCAACAGCAACATTTAAAATGTGGCGTAGAGTATCAACCGGTGCAACAGTAATCACTTCAACCGCAGTAGGAACAGGAACTGTTCCAGGTGGTAGCCACACATTTACTATTGCAGAATCATTGAAAGGTCAGTTAGATCTAGACACAGCAAAAACTATTACGTTCACAGCGGCCGGAAACGCTGCTGATTCTAATACAATCGCTGGTAGAATTAACGCAGCCGGATTCACAAACATTGTTGCATCTGTAACAGATAGCAACGAAATCCAAGTTTCACATAGACTAGGCGGCGATTTTAGAATCATCAACGTATCTGGAACAGCGGTAACATCATTGTTCACAGCATATAATATCAATACTGGTGCAGGAACAGATAACTTCTACGCATTGCCAGCAACAACACCAAACGGTTATCTAGCATCTAACTTCCGTCCGTTCGCAGCTGACGATTTCTTTGCCACAGGCGACGCTCCAACAAATGAACCAGTAGACGGTCAGTTATGGTATAACCCAGACTTCTCCGATGTTGATATTATGATCCACAATGGTTCAACATGGGTTGGATACAAAAACTTTAGCTCAGCTTACCTAAACACAGATCCAAACGGCCCGCAAGTGGCTGCTAGTGCTCCAACATTACAAAGTGATGGCACAGCTCTAGTTGATGGCGATTTATGGGTCAGCACAGCGGATATGGAAAATTATCCAACAATTTATCGTTGGAATGGCACATTATTAGAGTGGGCACAGCTAGACAAAACTGATCAAGTCACAGAAGAAGGTGTCTTGTTCGCAGATGCTCGTTGGGGCAGCAGCGGTTCTGTTAAGCCATCGGCACAGACAGCTATCAAAGATCTACTAACCAGCAACTTCCTAGATCCAGATGCTCCAGATCCAGCACTATATCCAAAAGGTATGTTGTTATGGAACCTACGTAGAAGTGGTGGCAACGTAAAACGTTATCGCAACGGCTACATCGATACAGCGGGCGATAATCCAAGAATGGGCGATGTAAGCATGAGTTCTTATGCTACCGACCGTTGGACTACAGCTTCTGCTAACAACGAAGACGGCTCAGGCAGCTTCGGTCGCAAGGCACAACGTAAGGTTGTTGTAGCAGCATTGAAGAGTGTTGTTGATACTAGCAACGAGATACGTGACGAAGAACGCAGAAACTTTAACTTAATTGCTGCTCCTGGTTATCCAGAACTAATGAGCAATCTAGTTAACCTAAATATCGATCGCGGTTTAACAGCGTTCGTTATTGGCGACACACCATTGCGTCTACCAAGCGATGCTACAAGTTTAGTTACATATGGAACTAATGCAAATCTTGTAACAGACAACGGCGACGACGGTATTGTAACCTATGACGAATACATGGCTGTGTTCTATCCAAATGGATTTACCACAGACCTAGGCGGAACCAACGCAGTTGTTCCAGCGAGCCACATGATGCTTAAGACAATTGCTCTAAGCGACAACGTAAGTTATCCATGGTTCGCACCAGCAGGAACAAGACGTGGTGGCATTACTAACGCAACATCAGTTGGTTATATCGATGCAATCAGCGGTGAGTTCCAGACAGTTGCACTAAACAACGGTCAAAGAGACACATTATATGATCTAAAGATTAATCCGATCACATTCTTTAACGGAATCGGTCATGTTAACTATGGTCAAAAAACTCGTGCAAGAAACGCTTCTGCACTAGATAGAATCAACGTAGCACGTTTGGTTGTATATCTACGCAGTCAGTTGAATAAACTTGCTCGTCCTTATGTGTTTGAACCAAACGACAAGATCACACGTGATGAAGTTAAACAAGCAGTTGAGAGCTTGTTGTTAGAATTAGTTGGTCTAAGAGCACTTTATGACTTCGCAGTTGTTTGCGATGAAACAAACAATACAGCAAGCAGAATTGATCGTAACGAACTATGGGTAGATATCGCAATTGAACCTGTGAAGGCGATTGAGTTCATTTACATTCCATTACGTGTCAAGAACACAGGAGAGATTTAAAAATGCCTATCACATCACTTAATAATTTAACAGTTCCAACGAACGGCGCGGCAGCAACTCAAGTGCTGCTAATGCCTAAGTTGAAATATCGCTTTAGGGTGACTCTCCTAGGCTTCGGCGTTGCAGCAGCCACAGAGTTAACCAAGCAAGTGTCTGATGTTACTCGACCAAAGGTAAACTTTGAAGAGATGACATTAGATGTTTACAACTCTAAAGTATATCTAGCTGGTAAACCAAACTTTGAAACTGTAACATTGACACTACGTGACGATGCCAGCGGTGAAGTTCAGAAACTAGTTGGACAACAAATCCAGAAACAATTCGATTTCCTAGAGCAAGCATCCGCTCGTTCTGGTATCGATTACAAGTTTACAACACGTATCGAAGTGCTAGACGGCGGCAACGCTAACCTAGCTCCGAGAGTTCTTGAAACAATTAACCTATATGGTTGTTTTGTTCAGAACGCAGATTACGGTGATTTGAACTATGGAACCAATGAAGCTGCTACTGTAGCATTAACAATTCGTTTCGATAACATGGAACAATGGGGTGCAGAAAAGACATCTCCAAGTATCGAAGGCGGTATTGGTGCAGCAGTTGGTCGTCAAGTTGCTACACAGGCTATCACTGGCGCACTTGGCCAACAAGGTTAATAATAACCAACTTAAAGAAACCCGGATTTTTCCGGGTTTTTTTATGACATAAATATTTGTATGGCCAATAAATTTACAAGATTTCTCACAGGTGTGGGCACAGGACTAATTAATCCTAAGGGATTAGTTTCTAACTGGCAACACGCTACCCGATTATTCATAGACGATACTTATAGATTATCGCCTAGAACTAAATTTCTTTTCTATGTTAGATTTGAATTAGATAAGACCGCGATGAGAGCCCCGGCCTTTTCTGCAAGGCATACAGACGAAATCGGTTTACTGGTCAAGAGTTGCGACCTACCTAAATATAATTTTGATACTGTAACAAAGAATCAATATAATAGAAAAAAGATAGTATACAAAGGTATCAATTATGAACCGGTCAACATTAACCTCCACGATGATAATGCAGGTATAGTTAACGCATTATGGGCTATCTATTACGGATATTATATTGCCGATCGACATAATCCAATGGCAGCATATGAGGCAAATCATCTGAGAGCAGCAGATTCACCAAATTTTAGATTTGGTATGGATAACAAAATCTCCACCCCAATGTTTAAATCTATCAGTATCTATACTATGAGCCGTAGGAGATTCTTAGGTTACACATTGGTAAATCCGAGAATAAAATCTTGGAGTCATGGAACTGTTGATTATTCAGCAGGCGAAACATTAGAAAGTAACATGACTATAGAATATGAAGCAGTAAAATATTCTGCAGGCACAGTATCAAGAAATAGCCCCAAGGGGTTCGCCACACTACATTACGACAACTTACCGAGCCCGTTGAGTGTTGCAGGCGGAGGCGTAGCTACCTTAACCGGTGAAGGTGGAGTTTTAGATGGACTAGAAAGTGTGTTCGGTGACTTAGCCAACGGTTCTACTTTTGAAAGTTTTGGAGGTTTTTTAGGCACAGCTATCAAGGCAGTTAATACTGCTAAGAATTTTAACGCATTAAGTCTTAACAGTCTCAAGAACGAAGCTATCAATATTTTAAGCAATCCTGCGAATATTTCCACCGCAGTATCTACGGTCGCCGGTGTTGTCGGCAGTGTATTCCCTAAGAGCTCAAATAACACAGATACTACAAAGGCTACACCTAAGAGTTTTCCAGCACCCCCAACCATAGGATAAAAAATGGCGAATACTAATTTACCAGAGTTTAAAAAAGAGGATAGTGCCGCTGGCACTAAACTGTTCTTTGATACCTACGGTCAAGAACCTTTAGAATTCCATGCTAATGAAGTTGACGGTGCTATTGGGTTTTTTACAAAACGAGGTTTTGAACAAGATACCGCAATAGTAATCTCTACAGTAATTTTAAAACAATCTAAATTAGACGGTATTCCAGTTTTTAAATTCCTCGACACACTAAACAGATATTCTGTATCAGAACTAAGTATCCTAGTAGGTGAGATTTTGAATAATAATCGACCTGCAACATCGACTCTAGGATTTAGAACAGATAGAGTGATTCCTAATCAAATAAGAAACATCGCAGTATAATGGCCAAATTCGCTCAGGGTAAATTTGAAATGAAAAACCCTTCTAAGTATGTTGGGAAGAAAACCCCGTTGGCTCGTAGTAGTTGGGAATTTGTTTTCATGCGTATGCTAGATGAACATCCTGGGGTAGAAAATTGGGCCAGTGAAAGTGTCCAAATACCATATAGAGATCCGCTTACCGGAAAGTATACAATCTATGTGCCAGATTTTTTTATAGTCTACAAAGATAAAAACGGAAAGAAACATGCAGAAGTAGTAGAGGTAAAACCTCAGAGTCAAACATTAAGAGAGAGTGTAGGTAAAAGTGCATACAATCAAGAGCAGTATATAAAAAATCTAGCCAAATGGGAAGCTGCGCAGGCGTGGTGTAAACAGCAAGGTGTTCGATTTAGGGTAGTAAACGAAGGCGATATTTTCCATCAAGGATCAAAACGCAGATAAGTAAAGTATGACTAAAAAATTAGAAGAACTATTCAACTTAGAAGAATCTAAAAAAGAAGAGCCTGCGCCTCCTGTCAGCGTGCCTACCCATGAAGAGGTTAGATCG